GTTTTTTGTATGCCACTAATCCGAAAAAGTTCCCAATTATTTTTGAGTTAATATATAAAGTAGGTTCGGACGTGGCTGGGGGACATGGCGTCCAGCTTTTCAACTGATCGCGAAATTTTAACGGAATCGCGAATTTTCAACGAGGGAGAGGGGGGAGGGGTAATATAAATAAAAGAGCCACCCACACAATACCCCAAATTTTTTTGTATTCTATTTTTTCCAATTTTTGCCTATATTCCGTCCAACCTCAGCGGGATTATGTTTGTAAGGAAAAAGCGGTACAGGGCTTTAGAAGACGAATTAAGGGGGACTCATGCGGAGTTAAACCTCTTAAGGCGTATTCTATACGATTCTTCCGCATACATCATCAATGTCATGAAAGAGAAGCAAAATCGCAACATTGGTTCCGCCAAGGCTTTGGGCTATTGTGAGACAGCCGCATTAGCCAATTTGACTTTTTTAGATAAGGACAAGCGGGAAAATGATTTTAATGGAACGCTCTATGACGTTGGGCGAGGCTATCCAGAGGCTTAAGGAGTTAGGTCTTTCTGTTGATGTCGATGCCATACTATCTGTTTTAGACAAAGAGACTGCCTATCCAGAGGGTGTTTATCTCTCCATGCATTCCTTGGCGGAGATTCTGGACATTATCAATGACGAATTAGAGGTTCCCTTACTTTTGGTACCTCCCGGCGAGATATATGAAGCATAGGCGGGCCATAGTCATTCCCGACCAGCATTTCCCTATTCACGATGTTTCGGCTGTAAACGTAGTAGTTAAGGCCATGGAAGTGATAAAACCCGACATTATGGTGAATTTGGGTGATGTAGGCGAGTGGGACAGTGTAAGTGCATGGCGGTGGAAGGGCAAGAAGCTCCCCGACCTAACATTCCAGTTACCCCTCATTGACGAAGAGATAGGGCAAGTGAACGCTGGTCTGGACATTTGGGACGAAGCCTGTGCAAAAGTGGGCTGTAAGACCAAATACATGCTTCAGGGTAATCATGACGCTTGGTTGGATATGTTCGTTGAGAACAAGGTCGGCGACCATCCGGCGCTAAAGGGGTACAAATTTGATAGAGCCTGCAACTTAAAGAAGCGGGGATACAAGTATTACCGACATAATTACCCTTTAAAGATTGGAAAGCTGAATTTCATCCACGGCGCCTATGCCACTGTATATCATGCGAAGAAACATTTAGAGTCTTACGGTGCCAACATCATATATGCTCATGTGCACGATTGTCAGCGTCATACCCTGACAAAGCTCGATGCTGGCACTATTGGCTCTTGGGCTATTGGAAACCTGAAGGATCACTCAGCAGAGAAGAACAAATGGTTAAAAGGTCGGTTACACAACTGGCAACACGCCTTTGCCATTGTAGACTGGTACACAAACGGCAATTTCAAGGTGGAGGTTGTTGACATTCAGGACGGGATGACGTACCTTTGGGGTGATTTGATAGACGGCAATGAAAATTAAGATTTGGTCGCTAACCACAAATAGGAGAGCCTGTATGTTAGGAGTAGTGATCGCTGGCCTGTCCGGAGGGATGTGCGGTACACAATCCGCAATGGTACTTGGAGATTAAATCATATAGGACGGGAGTGACAGGCCAAAGTGTTTACCAGAACTGTAAGGGGGGTTGATTATCACGTTTATGAGAACAAGAAGGCATTTCGCAAGGATTACCCCAAGATCAAGCTTCTTAAAGACTGGAGGGACGGTCACGCAGGTGACTGGGTTATAACAGATGACGGTCAGGTTACCCAGATCGTTCTTCGGAACACAATGTACAATACCGGTCGCAAGATCAAGAATGAAGTGGTCAAGACACTTCTTGGCATGGCTTGGGTCAGACCGGACGGAAAGCTACAGGGAAAGCCTGCCAGTAGCATATCCAGCTTCACCAAGCGAGACGCAAAGGAAGCTAGGAAAAAGCGGAACATCCCAACCCATCAGGAATACATCTTCGCTGAATACATTTCAGCCGGTGTTTCCCCGGTTCAGTCATATCTTACAGCATTTGCAACGGATAACACACTTTATGCCGACAGGGCATCAAGGATGCTACTTTCAACAAAAAGGGTACAACATCTCGTGAGAAAAGAAATAGAAGAAAAAGCACATGCTCTGGGTATCAGTCATTCATGGATACTTGAGCAATTCAAGGATATCATACAAAAAAGAGGTGTACGTGACTCTGACAAGCTCAGGGCACTGGAAACCCTTGCCAAGGCTACGGGGGTACTGGACACCACCAAGGCAACTGAAACAGTAGCCCTGCTCCATCAAGTACGGGATTTCACCCGTGAGGAGCTTGATAGCTGGAAAGAGGTATCACCGGACATGGAGAAACTGTCAGATGGCAAAGAAAAGAAGCAAAATGAGAAATCCTAATCTGGGGACATGTTCAAAATGCAAAGAAACTTTTGTGAATTGGCATTATCGGGCAGAAAGAGTCTATCAAGCTTATCCAAGTTGGGGAACATTACTGGATCATGGTGGTTCCAGAATGGTAAAGAAGCAATGTCCTGACTGTGCACCCGAACATTCTGACAGGCGAATGGACTGTGTTCAGTATCTTCGTTGGCGGAGTGGTTAGTGACGTGGGAAGCGTACTTAAAAAGCGAAGAAAAAAGATTAAGAGGCATCGGTGGAAGAAAAAACAAAAAGCAAACCGGCACAAAAAGAAAAGACGGTAAAAGATATAAACGTCATTAGTGACCTCACTGAAAAAGATGAGGTGTACAAAGCGGCGTATAACGACCTTATCTTCTTTGGACGTGCATTCCTACCTAATGACTTCCTAAATAAGAGCGTTACCCCTGATTTTCACAGGCATGTGGCTGAAAAGCTAATTTCCACCAAACCCGGTGGAAGGTTGTGCAACATCCTTCCCAGAGGGTTTGGCAAGAGTATCCTTGCTAAAGCGGCCATTATGCACAAGATATGCTTCAGGGAGAAGGACAGACACCAATTCATTGCATGGGTAGGTGAGGAACAGGGTCAGGCTATAGATCATCTGAAATACCTGAAGAACCACATCGAGATAAATAAGAAGCTTAGATACTATTTTGGCAATATGGCTGGCGATTCAGCCGGTAAGCGGTGGACGGAGAAGGATATCGTCACAGCCAAGGGAGACAGGATCATAGCCAAAGGAACCAGCCAGAGGCTCAGGGGTCGTACTGAGGTGGATGTAAGGTATACCGGTGTCGTCCTTGATGACTTCGAGTCCGAGCTGAACACCAAGACACCAGAACGTAGAGCCGAGATCAAGAAATGGGTGGTAGCTACAGTATACCCCGCACTTGAGGAGTCTCCGGGCAATGAAGGCTGGATATGGCTCTCCGGTACCATTGTACACTATGACTCATTCCTCCAGATGATATACGAAGGTTTTACGGAAGCACTGAAGACAAAGCGTAAGTATCCGTGGGATGTGACCTTCAGGCGTGCTATGGAAGAGGGAAAGCCAATCTGGAAGGATCAGTTCTCTTACAAGAAGCTGGAGAGGAAGCGTCAGGAGTTCGTAGAGGCCGGACTGGTCAATAAGTTTGCTCAGGAGTATATGAACGATGCCCGTGATATATCCAACGCTTCTTTCAAGACAGACAAGATCAAGCATCACAGCTTAAAATTTGAGCGTCATGGTAACTTTGGCTATTTAATGGATGGTAATAAGGCTATTCCCATACACACCTACATGGGTGTAGACCTTGCACACACAGCTACGAAGACTTCTGATTATCAGGTCATAATGGTACTGGGTGTGGACTCTAACAAGAACCGTTATGTCATAGAGTATTTCAGGGATCGTATACCTACATTCGACATGCCGGAGCGGATTCTAGCTCTGGCACAGAAATATCGTCCTGTGAGAAGGGTAACCATCGAGACGGTGGCGGCTCAGGAGATGGTGAGGGATATGGTCACTAGGATAAGCGCAAAGGATAGAAGGATGATCCCCGGTATCTTCAAGGGTGCCAAGCCGCCTCCCGGTATTAAAAAGGCTGATAGGCTGGAAACAGCCCTAGGGCCGGTGGTCAACAGTGGGAAACTGTTCATTCGGAGGGAAATGACCGAGATAGTGGACGAGTTCTTTGAGCATCCCGTACCTAAGCATGATGACATCATGGATGCCCTGTACTACGCTGACTATTACTCACAGGCCCCAAGAAGCGGGGTCATGGACGCATCTGACCTTTCGCCGGAAGAATCAGGGCGTGAGTTTAAGTTTTCAAAAGCTTACAACTGGCTTACCGGCTCAAGAATAACTTCTTGACATTTTAGCGACGAGCGGTGTATATTTACGCCGCTACTAACTGTTTAATATTTTATTTAACTTTTTTCAGTTTACAGGACTCAAAGTATACGAAGTGGCTAACGGACGGGGTTTTAATCAATTTAAGATCATAGATCAGGCTGACAGGCTTACCAGATCACCTGAGCGTATCCCTCAAGATGAGGATATTCAGGCGGCTAATGAGCTATATAAAGAGATGTTTGGTTATGACATAGCCACGGGACGATTCAAAGAAGTACTGGGGCCTACTAGATCAGGTGCCCCCATTTCCCCGATTGACATTTTAAAACGCTATAAGGACATGAACCGGAATGTGTTTGAGCTCCATATGGGTGATCGACCTCAAGAAGGCTTATATGGGCGAGATGTGTTCAGGGAAAGATTTGGGGAGCCACTGTATGACTGGGGTTCAATCGGTGCGGGTGTCTCAAAGATACTCGACAAAAAGCAGAGAGATCAAATCTTCAGTGAAGTAGCCGAAGCGGAGCAGGAAGGTACAAGGGTCGAGATCGGTGATGTCCCCAAACCCGAAAAATACCCAAGAACGCCATACAAAGCATCATATAAAGGTCTAGACCCTGAAAAAGATAGGAAGAAAATTGAACGTCGGGCCCTTTTGGAACACTTTATTAATGTGCTTAGAGACGAGGAAAAAGATGAGGGTTTGCCCATGCGTACAAAATCATTACAGGAGTGGATGTTTAATAGATAATGCCCATACCAGAAGACCCAAGAGCAAAGTTAAATAAAGAATTATTCCAGCAATGGAGAGATTCCCGAGAAGATTGGGATGAAGAAGCCAGAACAGACCTTGATTTCTTTCTTGGTAACCACTTTACTGCTGATGAGTCCTCAGACCTTTCAAGCCGTAATCAGGCTGATGTTCCCATGGATAGGATTGCTCCTGCCGTTGACAAGCTTAAAAGTATGCTTACGGCAAAACCACCCATATTTACAGCCATACCCAGAGAAGATTCTGATGTAAAGATGGCCAATATATGGCGAACCATTCTTGGTTATGTCTGGGATGTGTCTGATGGGGACACCCAGATGAAACAGGCCATTCAGGACTATGCTGTTACAGGGCTTGGATATTTATACGCCTATATTGATGGCGAAGCAGACTTCGGTAGGGGTGACGTCAAGTTCACACACGTCAATCCGTTTCGTGTTTATGTTCCACCTGATTGTCGGGACAGGTGGTTTACTGATGCCGAGGGCATCATTCTTTCTACCATACTGACTGGTGAGCAGGTCGTTAACCTCTACCCTGAATTAGGAGATCAACTAGACCCAGAAACCGGAGAAGTTATTCCGGGGGTCATCAATGAACTGTCTACAGTGCTGGAAGAAGACTTCCCCGATTCATCAAATCGTAACACCATTAGGGCCTTTACACCGGCAGAGACTAAAGACAGTAACTGGTGGCATCGTCAGAAATACCAGATACTAGAGCGATTTTTTCCTACTACGGTACCTTTTTACCGTGTAGTGGACTCAAGAACAAATCAAGAAAGTATCATGGACGAGGAAGCATTCACTACTATGTTGGATAAGAATCCCGGTGCTGTGGAGCGTGGATTTTTGGAGTTTGAAGAAATTCCCCAAAAAAGAATAGGTGTATCTGCCTCTATTGGGGAAATAGCTTTATATCAGACTGTTTTAAACATTGATACCTATCCTATCATTCCAATTCCAAATATTTGGACAGAAACCCCGTATCCCAAGTCAGATGTATCACGTGCAAGACCAATGCAGAAGCTTTTAAACAAGCTCTGGTCTCTGGCATTATCACACGCACAGGCGTCAGCCGGACTGAAGCTTATTGTTCCTATGGGATCGGTTCCCAACATGGAAGACCTT